TACTGCCATTTATTTTTCAAGGGTGATTGATTCCAAAAGTTTGTTTTTCTTTTAAAAGATAAATTGTATTTAGCCGCCCAACGCCACGCAGTTGTTTTTGATGTACCTAATTTTAAAGCCACATCATGTAAGGTCTTACCTTCACGAACAGCTTCTTCAATGATCGTTTTTATTTCGTCTTTATTACTATCCATCTTTGAAATTATAATTATTATACAAATTTTTTGATTACAAACCCTTTAAATGGTCTTTTAATCTCTTTACATAAAACTCTAGTTTCTCAATATCTTGTAGATTCGACTCTTTATCCTTATATCTATAACAATATTTAATAATATTTCCTTCTAAATATGATTGAAAATCATTAACCTGTTGTTCGATAATATCCAGACATTCAATCTGGTTAGTATAGTGAGGTGGTCTATCTATTAAATCTTTATCCTCATCCAGTTTATGCGTAAACAAACCATCTCCAAGATCAATTTCTTTTGTTTTGTTTTTCATTCTTCTCTCCCTCAAAAATTATTAGTTACTTCTTCTTCTGTGCCAAAAGTATTTAATAATCTTTGCACTGTAGGAAAGTTCTTAAAGAATTTCGCTCTGTTTTCTAAATCGCAAGCGCACAAGGCTTTATGTAAATCATCTACAGCTTTACCTATATTTTGTACTCTGGTTTCAGCTAGGTCTTGTTCTACTAGATAGGTATTAAAAAGAAATGGCCTTGCGTTAAAACATTCTTTAACTGTGCCATTCAATTTTGCTACCTTTATCGTGTTATCTTTCATTTTTTTCTCCATTTATTAACCACTATATGTTGTGTTACCCAGAGTTTTTTTAAATAACCAGGGGAGCTGACAACCCTTTTGGGTGTTTATTGAATAAAAACAATAACTTAGCATTTTTTAAAACAATTTTAAGCAACTGTCACATCTAACTAATACACCACTATATGTAGTGTTTGCATATTTCATACTGAAAAGCTCGAAACTGGCCCCATATCATCTATCTCTTCCTGCGTAGTGGGTTCAATGACTTCACTACCAGGGAATGCTTTCTTCATCTTGTAAATGAACACCCAATTATCCTTCGGTATTAACCGCATCAATTCTACAATAGATACGACTACTGGCTCTGGTTTTTCGTTACGGGCCATCGCTACCGCCTTCTTATAGTAATAATCGTCTTTAACGATTAAAAACTTGGTATCGGTTCGCCGATAGTAGTAGCTCCATATATCCCCATTTAATTCTATATGACCAAGCTGTTTGGCGTTTAGTTCACACTTATTTAATCCTCGCAACATACCTTCTGCGTTCTGAATAATCATAAGATAATTTATTCCCACCTTACTAGCGTCAAACTTATTCTGCATGATCTCCAACCGATTCTTTAAATCCGTATCAATTAAATTAGGGAAGCGATGCTCTCCCCAATTCATGTTGATTTCAGCTTTACGTTGCTCGACATCGGCACACAGTTGATTCGCCCTCTCTTTGTGTGGGTTCTTGGGTGGAGTGTATTTCTTAGTTCTTACCATGCTGTTGCATCTCCATAGCTTCTTTATCTTCCAAAAACTCCCTAAATTTAATCAACTCTTCATCGGTAACAAATCGGTATTCTGCCAGTGGCTTACCTAAAATTAAAGCCTTGTAATGATGTTCGGGTTGATAGGAACCCTCTCTGGTTAAGACTTCAATATCAAACCATAGCTTCGCAATCGACCAGGACAGTTCAGTCAATTCTATGCCTTTCTCACTCACTATCTTATTTGGAATACAAAAACTGGTTCATATTTATATCCCCCCCTACTTATATGGCTTAGTCTTAATTGCAATATTTCTTTCAGATTGAACCCTTCTGTTTTCGCAATCCTTACTGTTTCTGATTCTAAATTTTTAAATGTTCTAACATTAGCAATATTCAATATCATATAACCATTGTGAGTTAAACAGTGCTTGCAGTTGTTAATCGTTTTTCTTAGAAATCCATTTATCCAATCGTCTTGTGTTGGATATAACTTGTATGATTGTGTTTTTTCGTCTGAATATTTTTCAGTATTAAAATAAGGTGGAGAGGTAAAACACAAATCAATAGGCTCATTAGGTATAAACTTTTCTGATCCTAGTTTGTGTAATTCTATATCCATTGGAAGATGATTAAATTCTCTCTTTATATTAACTAATCCAATGTAAGTAAGAGAACATGGATCAGTACCAATATATTTAGAAACACAATCAGATGATAATGCCCCAAACAATCTGCCGCCAAATCCTGCGCTCATATCCCATACAACACCCTTGTTGGCATATTTATAATAAATTGATGCAGCAGCAACAGGTCTAAAATTACTTACTGACTGGACACCTGACGCTGTTCGTATGGCTTTTCTTAAATTACCATCAGTCATATAACCATGTGGTAAAACCTTACCACCCCATTTAATTCTTGACTTCAAGGCTTTTTTTAACAATTCATCGTTGTTAAAAATATCAATGGGTCTTTTCATGTTCAACACTTGTACTTCCCAATGATGGGGAAAATAAGACCAAGCTAGTCCCATTCCTTGAAGTAATTGCAATATTTCTCCATTAACGATGCCTTCCTTGAACTTACTTTCTTTTAGTTTGTCAAATTCAACGAGTTTTTGTTCTTTTGTGTATGAATAGTACGGAACACCTCGCTTTCTAAAATATTTAAATACTAAATCTATTTGCTCTGCATTATTTATCTCTTTAATCCCTGGCAATACTAATTGCAGCATTTTTGTCAATTCTATGCCTTTCTCACTCATATTGTATAAAGTTGGGTTTGCATACGCATAAAGCATAAATACCTAAAGGTATTTTTATGCATTTAAGCGATATACGCATAAACCGATTAACCTTTTTAAGCGTTTATGCGACCTTTTTATGCGTTTCATACCTAAAACATCTCCCTATCTTTCGGAACGTATTGCTCCCTTCCAACCTCTTCAATCAACTCATGCTCCTCAATCAGTGCTTTTTTAGCATTAGATAGACCCGAACTGGACATATCATTAACGGCTGCCTTGAGTTCTTTTTGGGTTACAAACACCTCAAACACATCTTCTTTTTTGACCCTAGCTTCTCTAACCTTACTGCCATAGATATTCTTTAATGCATCTAATACGATCTGTTGATTCTTACCCAAGTCACGCTTTGTCTTAGGCTTACTCCATTCCCCCAACACCAATGCTCCCGAAGTTGTAGGGAATCCCTCTTCATCCAATAGATGATGAAATTCCGTTTCTTGAAAATTAAATCGCATAGGCAATGAGGGTCGACCATCTTTAATAAGGGTTTGTTCAAAATTTAATGACCATTCATTCGCATCATCCTCAACCTTTTCTACTTTATATTCCCAATCTAAGGCCGCTGGGAGGACACTTGATCCACGTCCTCGATTCGCCGAACTATAACCCGTGTGATGAACCAAGATAACGCAGCATCTAAACACTTCTCGGATAAAACGATCTATGTTGGCAATCCATCTGTTCATATCTTCGGTACTGTTCTCATTCCCAGGGCCAAAGTTCCTCGCTAGAGTGTCTATAATAACTAACTTAGGTGGTTTGCCGTAAGTATCGACCAGAGTTAAGGCTTCATTACGCATCATTTCAGCGTCTAAATCGTCTAATATCTGTACACCCCTCTCTGAATAATGCAATTTAGAATCTTTCAATTTGGTGTCGTTTACAGCTTCCCAAGCCAACAGGCGGCGGCTAATGCCTCGAAATCCTTCACCCGCCAGATACAAGACTAATCCCTCGCTTGTTTTCTTCTCATGGTAGTCTTTGCCCGTTGCCACACAACAAGCCATATCCACTGTAATAAACGACTTTCCACTCTTAGCAGGGCCGAATATACCGACTAGGGAATCTTCTTCACAGATACCCTTTATAACCCATTTAGGCGCTGTTGCTTGTTCTATGGCTTCGCTTGCGTGGAAGAACTTAAGAGCTCTAACATCAATGGGTTTTTCATACGTTACTAAAGCCATTCCCAAATCACTTCGGGCATTATTAAAGGCTTTTTTCCAATCGCCGTTAGCTTCCAATATCCGAGCTACATCAAACGCATCGTGAGAGTGTCCATCGCCTAATAAATCCCCTGCATGATGCGAATAGATACTGCCATCTTCCAAGAGAATAACACCAGGTATTTTAGTCTGACTGTGGGGAGATAAAAAACGCCTATCACCTTGTTTTTTGTAATCATTTTTCAACAGGATTTGTTCGACTGTATAAGCCGCATTAAATTTGCTGATAATGTCGATTGAATCCACATTAGGCTCAAGCTGTCTTTTAACTATTTCGGGGTTAAAGTAACCGAGACAATTCAACATTCCTTGTTCCTCGACATTCCAATTAACCCACAAATCCACTAATCTCTCTGGTAGCTCTGGAATATCAGAGAATTGCGAAGGTAACGGCTTGATCCATTCGTAACGATGGCCTTGAGGGTGTTTCGAAGGCGGCATTAAGTCCATAACGCCTGTGCCTGTGGTACTCCCTCTCAATTCAAAAACAGTTATAACTTCTTCATCGTTTTTATAAGTAAGTTTCTTAATGCCTACATGCTCGATATTAGGCATTTTAAAGAGGAATTTAATCCCATTTTTTTTGCCCCGATAACACGGATAAACCTGCTTCATTTCTATTGGGTCTAAACCTAAATAGTCTTTAAACACTTTTACCGCATCATCCCGACTATCAATGTCGATTGAACAGGTACTTGAAAGATTATGTATTAAGCCAATGTTTTGATGTTCGTTGAGTTGTTCAATGTCAATGCCCTTAGTGTGCCAGTTAGCAGTAGTTGGGCCTTTAGTTCCTTCCTTCATAGCGACTAGGTGTAACCCTAATGCAGAGTAACGCCTAGCCGCCTCAATGATCCCTTCCATTGGAATTAAAAGGGAATTTCGCTTTCGCTTTCGCTTTGAGGTAAATCTTCCTTTATGAGTGGTTCGGGTTTTGATTCCTCACCATTAGTAATTTGTCGGCTGACAAATTCTTCGGGTCTTTCAGACCATCTTTCAATCTTAAACTCAGGCACTTTAGTTCTGAAAGTAGTATTTCTTGATCCTGTATATTGAATCACGGGCAGCTTGCCTTCCTGCTTATCCTTATCAATCCATACGGCTTGGATTAACTCGTTAAAGCCAATCTTTTCTCCCACCCCTACTGTAGTCCAAGTGAAAGCTCCCTCGTTATGGATGTAAATTTCTGCCGTGACTGCCCTTCTCCACAAATCCGCTTCTTCGGGATCGTTGCCGCCTGGATTGGGGTCGGGTAGGTTAGCTTTTTTATCCCATATATAGGTCGGTGAAAAGTTTCCCACTTTACCCCAACCCGCTTGGACAGTGTCGGGGTCAAGCATGAACACCTGCTTTTCCAAATCCATTTCGCCCTCGCTGTAAAACCAAGAGTCCTCAGACACCTTGAAGTTTATCCAGTGGTTTCCATTACCACTTTTCTCCTTTTTTATCTAGTTGTTAAAAAACCACATTCTTTTATAAAATCCTGCCGTTGCTTTTCTTTAGCCTGTTCATATTTACGCAATACCCATTCCGAGTCCATAGAAGCCAATCCACAAACCTCAATAAAACATGCGTTCATTGGCGTTAGCCAGCGTTTAGACTTTTGCATAACTGAATTGTCCTTATCACCTTTTTTTTTTGGCCCTAAGGCATCTTTGAGAGCGAGAGTAATAACGGCTGTCCATAATCTATGTTCGGGTGTCATTTTTCCTTTTTCTTTTTCTCTTCAAACCATTTATCAATGTTTTTCTTAGCAATATAAATAAGGGCAATTAAAACCAGCAGGATCAAAGCATCCGCATACCAGGGCAGATCAGTATTTAATCTAACCCCGCCTATTTCTAAACTCTCTGCGGGTGGGTCTGGAACCATAGTTTGTTCTACTGTGACCACAGTTCCCTCTTCTTCGCTTTCTTCAATGGTGATGGTTTTACTCTGCGGCATCTTTAATTCTTTTTAACTTCGCCCGTGTCCTTTATTTTTCTTGGCTGTACGATTTTGAGTTTACCGAAAAAGTTTTTTTGCCAAACCTCAGTGCTGCCATCCGTAAAATAATAAGTGATCAAACCATCACTGACTTGTAATGCCAAACAACTATCCCGATCTAATTGTTCACGATATATCTTCCAAGTATCTATTTCGGTCATGACCTATTCCCTAAAATATGCTTGTAAATTAGCAAAATTGGTCTAATATTACAAGAACAAAGAGGAACACTTTATAACAAACCCTCTTTGATGGAGAGAAAATGAAAAAAAATTCAAACAAAAAGACAGAGACAGGTTTCAATGTCATAGATACAGACGGATCAATCCACATTAAAGAAGCCTATTCACTTTGTCATACACTCTGCGGCTCTTTTTACCATGAGCATAAAGATAATTTTGATTATGTTAGGGGAAATCCTACAGAAGATGAATCTTCAACTATGCTTTTTTATGATAGACAACTAGAAGCATTACTCAGTGAAAAGGCATTTAAGAAAGCAGGTCATAAAGTAGCTAGAGCAGGGCATTGGAACGAAATAATTTTAGATAATAAGCCTAAAATGGAATATGAGCATATTTTAATAATAAATGTTCATTACGAAGATAGTTTGTTCGAGGAACTAAGAGAATAATGAAGAGAGTAAACAAACACACCAGAGCAGGGCAAAGGGGAAAAATAATCCAATGCCCTAAATGTAATTATCAATCAGTGTCTTATCATTTCGCTTGGGGTGGTAGTGGTTGCGTTGGTTGTCATGAAATGATTGATAAATATGATTATCTAATTCCAGAACTTACACAACAACAAGATTCTAAGGTTCGCAACGAACACTATATAGATAACTCAATTCGGCATACATGCTACGAATTAAACAAAGACTTAATGGACAATATGGATAATTACTGGAAGGAATGGAATAAGTCGTATAAGAAATTAAAAAAGAAAATTAAAACTTATGATGATTTTGAAAAATTCTATGAATGCCAATTTGTGTATTGGAAAGAAGAATGAAAAAAATGGCTTATAGAATGGCTTATAGATCGAAAAGAAAATACCCACAGCTCCATAATTATTTATGGATGTTGTTTTTTTGTATTGCGTATTTATTGATGATTAGTTTGTTCTATTTTCAATTTTAAAATGCGCTACATAAAACCCTTTATTACGGGAGAAGGAATTAGACGGATTCCCGTTCACAGTATTTTGAGTTATGGCTATGAGAATGGCTATACCGCAATTTACACCACGTTAAAAAAAGAGCCGTTTCTGGCCTGTGCAAGTGCCAATGAAATAGGCGAAGAAATGTATGGAGAGAAAAATGGTAGGTAAAAAATCATGGTTCACGGGAGCTACTGCTTCCACCATTCCAGGTATTGCAGGTCTGGTACCTTATGAAAATATGAGCAAGGCAAATATCCTGAGTAGAGCTATAAGGGCTAAAAACGGCATTGATGTCAGTAAAGAGTTTAACCCCAATCCTGCTCAGAAGTTGGCGATGGAATGTGGAGACTTATTTGAAAACGTCATTTTAGAGAGATGTGTGTCGAAATTGAGGTTGGTTA